GCGACGTCGTTCGGCTGACGGCGAGGGGCGCGGAATATCTCGATCGCCTGGCGAGGGTGGAATGAGGTTTTCTGCCCCGCCCTTAAGCTCCTCCGTGCCGTCGTCGCTGGCGGGGGCCCCGCCGCTCTCCCACCAGGTCCTCGTCGTGCGCGTCCTGACGCTCTGGCTCCAGGAGAACCGTGACACGCACTCGATCGCAGCCGAACTCGGCATCGACGAAGACGAGGTCTGCAAGATAATCGAACAATCGGAAGGAAGAAGGCCGTGAGCGATCAGCTTCCGAAGCTTGGACCGAAGGCGCGCGAGATCGTCGACGCAGTGTTGCGGGAAGGCATCTATCGCGCATCCAAAGAGTCTGAAATCGCCGTTTGCCGCAATCTGAACAGCCGTCAGCTCCTCTCTCGCGACAGGAAGGATGGCGCGGTCTGGTATCCGACGGCAAAGCTTTGCGAGCTGGCCGGCGTGACGCCGCCGGAAATCGGGCAGGGGGGCGAGGGCGGACCCGGCGCGCCAGATTCTCGGGTTCAACCCGAGCAGGGCGCCGATCGCCTCCCTGCGCCGGCTGAGATCGAGCCTTCGCCCACGGCGGATCTGCCGCCGCTCACGCGCCTGCCGCATCATCCGCTCGCTGCCCTTTTCCCCATGCTGCCCGACGACGAGCTGCGCCGCCTCGCCGACGATATCGAGGCGAACGGGCAGCAGGAGCCGGTCTGGTTGCTCGACGGCAAGATCCTTGACGGGCGGAACCGCGAGGCGGCTTGCCATCTGGTCGGGATCGACGCCTGGACGAAGGAATACGAGGGCAAGGACCCGCTTGGCTTCGTGCTCTCCCTCAACCTCCATCGCCGGCACCTGACGGAAAGCCAGCGCGCCATGGTGGCGGCACGGATCGTCGATTGGGAACGCGGCATCAACCAGAGCACAGCCGGGGATGCAAATTTGCACGCCCGCGAGGCAGGGCGCCGGCTCTCTATTTCCGAGCGCGCCGTCAAGGCCGCAAAGCGGGTGCGCGACCATGGGGTCGAGGCGCTGTCCGATGCCATCCGCGACGGGCGGATCTCCGTTCATGCCGGCGAGGCTCTGAGCCACCTGGAACGGGCGGCGCAGGAAGAGGCGCTGCGGCTTGAGGAAAAGGAGATCATCCAGCGCGCGAAGGAAATCCGCCAGAAGCGGCAGGAGATACGTCATGCCGTGCGGCTGACGCATATGGCGCATGTGGCAGAGGCCGGCTCGTCGAGCGCGGGCAAGGTCGGACAGAAATTTCCAATCATCTATGCCGATCCGCCTTGGCAGTTCGGCGTGCGCTCGGAAGTGACGGGGCGCGAGAAGAGCGCCGAGAACCACTATCCGACCATGCCGACGGATGCGATCTGCGACCTCTTCGACGAGATCGGCGCACCGGCCAAGGCTGATTCCGTGCTTTTCCTTTGGGCGACGAACCCGATGCTGACCGACGCATTCCGCGTCATGGCGGCATGGGGCTTCACCTATGTGCACCACTGGATCTGGGACAAGGAAGTTGCCGGAACCGGGTATTGGGGCCGCGATCGGCACGAGCTGCTGCTGATCGGCAGGCGCGGCGACCCGGTTTCGCCGCTGCCCGGCTCGCAGCCGGAGACGGTCTATCGCGAGCGGAAGGGCAGGCACAGCGCCAAACCAGATTACTTCGCCGAGCAGATCGAGCGGCTCTATCCCGCCATGCCACGACTAGAAATGTTCTGCCGCAGCCCGCGCCCGGGCTGGACGGCGTGGGGGTTTGAAGCCGCGACAGAGGAGGCAGCTGAATGACCTCCATGCTTCCCATCATCGAGGAACTCGCCGATGCGCCGGATCACAAGGCGCGGGCGCGCTGGCTGCTGGAAGTACCGCTCGCCGTGATCATCCGCGACCAGGTGACCATCCACCGGCTGCTCTCCGCCGCCGGTTTTCACGAAGGCCTTGCCTACTTCGCAGCCGAGATCGCGGCGCTTTCGGCGACGCGCGGCCGGGACGGGTTGGCGCCGAACACAATCCGCATGACGCGGGAACACGCCCGCATCGGAATTCAGATCATTGCGCGCGGGGGCGCAGAAGAGGGGGCGGCGTGAGCATCGCCATCATGTCACAGTTGTTCAAGGCGCACTTGGGCTCGACGAGCCGCAAGATGCTGGCCGTGCGCCTCGCAGACTTCGCCGACGACGAAGGCAAGGGCATTTGGCCGACCGTCGGGCGGCTTGCGCGCGAGACCGAGCTTTCCGAGCGGACCGTGCAGCGCATCCTTTCCGAGTTTGTCGACGAAGGCCTCTTGATCGTCCGCAAGAAGGGCGGGTGGAAGCCCGGCGAGGGCACCCGCTACGATTTCAACATGGTCGCTCTCGGTCGCCTGCAGGCTGCAAAAATGACCATTGAGGGGTGTCACGGTGTCACCCATGACACGGTGACACCCGTGACAACGGCGACGGGGACGGGTGACACCGGCGACGCCGAGGGGTGTCACGGTGACACCCAAACCGTAATAGAACCACCAATAGAACCATCAGATTTGAGAGAGGGTGCGCGCGAGGCGGAAAGGCAGGAAAGCCAGGAAAGCCAGACCGAGACCGAGCAGTCGGTCGAAAAGGGGTTCTGGGCGCTGGTGAAGGACTGGCCCGGATTCGCCGGCATGCCGAAGGAGCCGGCGAAGCGGGCGTGGCTCGCGCTGACGGCTGACGAGCGCCGGGAAGCGTCCGAGCGGTTCCCCCGATGGCTGCAGCTGCTGAAGGCGCAGAAGAAATCCCACACGCCGGCACCATCGACCTACTTCGGCGAAAAGCTCTGGTTGGATGTTCCCGCGCAGGATGTGGCGGCGAAATCTGCGAACGCCATGGCTGCGCCATTCGGCAAGCTCTGGTCGGCGACGCGGTTCGCCGAGCTGCTGCTGCCGCCATCAGGCATCGTCGCTCCTCCGACGAAATTCGAGCAGATGCAGATCGACGCCGGGCAGGTGTCCCTTGCTGACGTGATGGCCGAGAAGCGCATGCGGGCAGGATGGCCGTCGGTGAACAGCATGCAGGAACGGGCACGCTCGGCGCAGGGCTCGATGTGCCCGCTGGCGCTTGAAGAGGCGGGGCAGGGCTTTCAGGCGGTGAAGCGTGACGGCGATCTGCTTGCCGCATGGCAGCGTGAGCACAAACGACGCGGCTGGCCCTTCCCTGAAGGGCGGTTGCCTGAGTGGGTCTATTTCCCGGCGATCGAGGGGGAGGGCGATCTCGACTTCCTCGTCGCCGAAGCGGTCGAGCGCTACCGAGAACGAATTTCCGACTATCTCGCGAACAGGAGCAAAGGCGATGATCATGCAGCGTAGCACGTTTAACGGAAGCCCGATTGCGCTGCAGGGCCCTGATCGCTTCGCCGATCGGATGCGGAGAATCAGCGACGGCCTCCTCGACGAGGGCGCGCTGGTCACTGCGAATCTCCGAATCAGCGGCGGTAAAGCGCCGTGGTTTGCGCTTCGGGTCTGGACGGGTCGCGAGAAGATTGTGGAAAAAAGTCTCGACGCCATGGGCGTGCGGTCGCTCGTACCGATGCGGAAAGGGCCGGATTTGCGCCGTCGCGGTCGCGTGATCGAGGGGCAGATGATGCCGGTTATCCATGGTTATGTTCTCGTGCAGATGATGGCGCTGTCCGAGTATCTCGCCGGATTACTGGGCCTCGAGCATGTGATCGATGTGCTTGGCGGGTGCGATCGGCCCATGCGCCTGAGCGACAACGAAGTCAGTAGATTCAATGGTCTGGCTCGCAATGGTAACTTTGACTGGGAGCGCCCTGTTCACCTGGTGGTGAGGGCTGGAGAACCGGTCTGGATCACGGCTGGGCCCTTCTGCGGTCGAAAGGCTACCGTCGTCACTCCAAGCAAAAAGGGCCGTGGTGATGTGGTGGTCTCGATCGACTTGATGGGTGGAGAAGTGCCGGTGACAGTGCCTCTTGCTTTGCTGAAAAAGTTATGAGAGTCATCTTGGCCATTGGATGAGCTGATGATCCTGCAGTGAGCCTCTGAGAACGCACGAGAGTGCGGGGCAAAAAGCCCGAGGTCGGTAACCGGTCAGCCCCAGCCCTGAGCCTCGAAGCCGAGGCACCGATTCAGGGCAAGTGCGAAAGCTATGACCAGATGACAGGCGGCCGAGAGGTCGCCTTTTTCGTTTAAGGATATGGACAAGCTTTTTCGGAGCTTCTGATGTTCGACGCTCAGATCAAAGTCGATCTCCAGCAGTTCAATCGATCCCTGACGGATATCGAGCGGAAGCAGCTTCCCTATGCCATCATGCTCACGCTGAATGAGACGGCCAAGGGTGGTCGCCTCGAAGTCCAGCGCGAGATGGATCGGGTTTTTGATCGGCCCACCCCTTACGCAAAGCGTGGCGTCGTCTATGACCGGGCATCGCGGCAGAACCTGAGGGCAGCGGTTGTCGTGACCGGTGATCGCACCAAGGGCGGCTTGCCTGCAACGGCATTCCTCGGTCCGCAGATCGAAGGTGGCATGCGCACCCATAAGGCCTTCGAGCGGCAGCTCGTCGATCGTGGGTTGATGCAGCGGAACCTCGTCGCGGTACCAGCGAAGCGGGCGCCGCTTGATCGTTACGGCAACATTACGCAAGGCTTTCTCAACCGCGTGATGGCCGACCTGCAGATCGACTATCGTGGTGCTGGTGCGACCCGCACCCGCACCTCATCGTCGCTCAAGCGGAACAAGAACTACAAGAACGCGCGGTTCTTCGTGCCGAAGCAGCCCTCGCACCTCTACCCGGGCGTTTATCAGCGAGATCCGGCAACGAGCGCCATCCATCCGGTGATCCTGTTCGTGCCTCAGGTCTCGTATCGCATCCGTCTTCGCCTGCGCGAGGTCGTCGAGCGGTATGTGGTCGCCAACGTCCACGATCATTTCGCCGTCGCCTTTCAGCGGGCGGTTCGGACGGCCCGATAGGCCCTCCGACGGTTCATGGGTCCTTCCTGGCATCCGCCCGCCTGCGGGTATTTGGCACGGCGGAGGTTGTCCAGTCTGAGCGATTTTTTGAAGCCTAAAGTCAGAGCCTAAACTAAAGAGCGCGGCTAAAGTCGGACCTAAAATGACACTGTCCGCTGAAACCATGACCAAGGGCGCCTTCGCCGCGCATATCGGCGTGAGTGCCGGTCGCATCTCGCAGTACATCGCCGAGGGCAAGATCTACGGCGATGCGCTCGAAGGCGATGGTAGGACGGCGAAGATCAGGCCGGCGATCGCGCGGCAACAGCTCCAGAAGACGCTGGAGCCGTCGCAGCGGTTCGGGGCCAACGGCGTGGCTGTACTCAAGCCGGCGGCCGCGCAACCTGCATTGCAGCTCGCTCCGTCCGATGGTGCATCCGCGCCGCCGCCGCGGTTGACGTTCACCGACGATGTTGCCGATCAGCTCGCCGCCGAGCGGCTTNCCAGCAGCAGATCACGACGGCACGACTCGAGCGCGAAGAGGCGCTGGAAGTCGGCCGTTACATGCTGACCGAGGAGGCCAGACGCCAGACGGTGCGCGCCGTGTCCGAGGCCTTCAAGGTCATGGAGCAGGGCATCCCGGAAATGGCAAAGGCGATCGCAGCCCAGTTCGGCGTGCCGATGCATGACGCGACGCATGCGCTGTTGAAGGTGTTTCGCGATGTTCGCGCGAAGAAGGCAGCCGGCTTTCGCACCGCCGCAGACGAGCAGCCGGAGCACATCGAGGACGAGCAGCCGTGACGATGCTCTATAATCCCGAGCGGATGGTCTACCAGGTTCTCGCTGAGATCTGCGAGCCGCCTCCTGCGGTCGACTATCTCAAGTGGGCGAAGGAAAACATCGTGTTTTCCGAACGCATCACGGACCATCCGGGGCCGTACAACGAAGACCTGGTGCCGTTCTTCTCGGAGATCCTGCGGGCGTTGTCGCCCGAAGATCCGTGCAACATCGTAAGCCTTGCGAAGTCGGCGCAGATCGGCGGCACCATCTGCGCCAACATCTTCACGCTCGGTTCGCTCGACATGGCGCCCGGCGATTTCCTCTATGTTCACCCGACCGAGGAGAACGCGGCGCGCTGGTCGAAGACGAAGCTGATGCCGCTGGTGCGCGAGATGCCCGCAGTCGCCAAGCTGTTCTCGCAGAACAGCCGCGATGCGAGCAACTCGGTGCTCTACAAGGAACGCATCGACGGGCGCGGCGCCATCCAGGCGGCCGGCGCCAACTCGCCGGCAGGCCTGTCGATGATCTCGCCGCGAAAGCAGGTCCAGGACGATCTTGCCAAGTGGCAGATGAACGAGGCTGGCGATCCGGAGGTCCAGGCGGATAGCCGCAGCAAGGCATTCTTCAACGGCAAGATCTTCAAGATCTCAACGCCGATGGTTTCGCCGGGCTGCAAGATCACGTCGAACTATCAGGAAGGGACGCAGGAGACCTACCACGTCCCCTGTCCGCACTGCCACGAGCTGCAGGAGCTGCGCTGGGAGAACATGCGGGA